ATGGAGCTACTCCAGGAATACTATTTGTTGCTCCTGGACTTGATCCAGCGTTACCTGGGTTGTTTACCATAAAATATCCTCTCGAACCTCCGTTACCACCGTTTGCTGTAACTGAAAGTCCTGGTACTGTAGTAGCACCACCCGCATTACCATTTTGTGGACTATTACCTCCTGCTCCATTACCTTGGCTTCCAACTGCAAAAGTATAATCAGTTCCACCTGAAACAGGAACAAAGAAAGCTCCGTAACCGCCGGATCCTCCTTGACCACCTCTTCGGCCCGACACGTCGCCACCCCGGCCTCCACCACCACCGCCACCGCAAGCATAAATCGTTGCGTTGTTTGCAGCTGGGTTTGCAGTGTAAGTTCCATTACCAGAATCTTGAGCAGATCTCATAACGTCTAATGCTCCGCCTGCACTTCCACTTGCAGCACTAACAATTCTACCACTTGAATCAACAGTAATTGAAGCTACGGTAAAAGTTCCTTTTGCTGGTTTTATAATTTTTGGCATATTTATATTCTCCTTAAAAGTTATTAATCAAGCATTTCTACGTATGAAACATGAAAAGCTATATCACTGGCAGCGCCAGCTGTTACAGCAATTAAATCTGTTTCATCCAAATATATAGGTCTGCTAATTAAATCTAATGTTGAATCTGCAGGTACGGAAATTGTACTTGCAATTTTATAATAAGTTGAACCATTGTCATTACTAATTTCTACTGTTACATCAGCAGCGTTAGTTCCATCAATGTTTGCTAATAATATTGTATCAATTCTTACTGCAGTTTCTGCAGGAACATCTATCATAGTTGTTCTGTTAGTGTCACCTAACGTACCCATAGCATTCTTGGGTGTTAGTGTTGCGATATTTACAAGATTTGGTGTTGCCATTTTTTATTCTCCTTTTAATTTAATATCCGAAAACCATGGAAAAGACAATACCTTTTCCTGCGTTAATACCAGTATTTGATGCGAAACTTAGGGTTCCAGAGCCATTTGTTTGTAATATTTGATTTGCTGACCCATCTGCATTTGGAAAAGTCAAACCATCAAGTACAATGTTTCCTGACCCATTTGGTGTAATAGTAATATTACCATTTGCTCCATCTACAATTGTAATTACACCTGAGTTAGTTCCACTATTAGTATCTAATACAAGATTGTGAGCCCCACTTGAAGTTACAGTAGCATCTGCTGATCCCGTACCAACTTTAATTTCACCAGATCCTTTTGGAAGGATAGCAAAATCTATATTTGTATCGCCACCAGTTGCTGACAGACTAGGTGCATTACCTGTTGCAGCATTTGTAACATCAAACTGATTTACCGCTGATGCTGTTGTTTGAAACACAAGTTGTTCATTACTGTTTTCATCTGTTATACCATGAGCATCATCTATAATAATATTAAATGAATTAGTGTCTAAGTTACCACCTAATTGTGGAGAAGTATCATCAACAACATCTGTTATACCCGTTCCAATAGCTAAGGTATCTATATCAGGATTTGTTCCATCGTTTGCTGTTGCAAAAACAATTTTGTCTCCTTTGTCTGTTGCTGAAAAAGTAAAACTATCTCCTGAACCAGAAGCATATTTAAATTGTACAGTATGTGAACCTGAAGTTGAATTTCTTAAAAAATAAAAAGTTTGAACATCAAGAGGAATAGTTACAATTTGATTACCAGATATTGTACCAGTAAACTCTATCATTCTATGAGAAAGTTCTGCACCAGTAGATCCATCAGAAACTGAAAGTGCTGTAGTTTGTGCACCACCAGCTATTGATTTAGCTATGTAACCACCAGAAATTTGTTCTATAATATTTAAATTAGTATTAGTTTTTGTACCCCATGTACCGGCATTTTCACCGGTTGCCATTAGTTCAACACCAAGAGGTGTATATGTTGATGCCATAATTTTATCTCCTATGCAGCGTCACTATAACTTGTATTTGATCCAGTTGCAACATCAGAATAAGTATCATTTGATCCTGTTGTTACGTCACTATAACTGGAATTTGATCCAGTTGCAACATTAGAATAAGTATCATTCGATCCTGTTGAAAGTGCACTATACGATGTATTTGAACCAGTGTCAATATTTCCGTAACGTTGTATACCAAGTTTTCCTAAACTTGCTGTAAGTTGATCTAAATTTAAACCAACTACATTTGCTGGAGAAATAGAACCTACGGCTGAAGTTGCTGCAACACCAGTTATACCAACCACATCTGCTGGAGATATAGATCCAACACTTGCGGTTGTAGCGACACCAGTTAAATCAACTAAAGTTATTGGTCCAATTTCTAAAGTTCCTAAACTTGCTGTTGCTTCAATACCTGTTATTTCTGCAGGACCAAATTCTAAACCTAACGTGCCTACATTAAATGTAGCTGACACTCCTGATATTGAAGCTGGACCAAATTCTAAACCTAACGTGCCTTGACTTACAGTTGCTTCTTGACCTGTAATTGCTGGAGTTGAATCTAATCTAATTGTTGTTGATCCAACATTTGTTGTAGCTTCTTGACCAGTTAAACCAATCACATCTGCTGGAGATATTGATCCAACACTTGCAGTTGTAGCAATACCAACTAAACCTACAACTTGATTTGGAGATTCACCCCAAGAGTTATCTCCCCAAGCATCTCTACCCCAACCAACTAAAGTACCAGCATACCCCATTGTAGGTGTTGCAAACGTTGACTCTACTCCGGTAACATTAATACCTAAACCAAGACCTACACTACCAACTTGTCCAGTCATTACAAAAGCAGGACCTACTTCTAATAAATATGTAAAGGCTGGAGTTATGCTTCCTATTGAAGTGGTTGATTCTAATCCTGTGATAGATACTGTTTCATCTGCGCCTTCACCCCAATCAGCAATACCCCATGATATTCTACCCCAACCTGTTTCGTTAAATTCTACAGAATCACCTAAAGAAACTGTTGCAGATTGACCTGATAAAGTAACAGAAGAACTTATACCTATTGTACCTAAACTAATTGTAGCTTCTTGACCGGTTAAATCTGCTAATATTAATTGAGTGGCTGTTAATGAACCAACGGAAGTTGTTGCAGAAATTCCAGTTGGTTTAACAGAATATTCTACGCCCCAACCTGAGTTACCCCATTGTTGTCTGCCCCAACCTTCTACATTAAATGATTGTGGTGTACCTAAAGCAGAAGCTGATTCAGGTGCAGTAAGTGATACGCTTATTACATCGTCTTGCCACTCATTAGATCCCCAAGTGTTATTACCCCAGGTTGATGCCATAAGGAGGTCCTCCTTACGCTATACGAATGATTGCGTTACTTGCGTCTGCTGTTGGAAATTGAATTGTAAAAGTTCCACTGGATACTGTTTTGTCACCACCAAAAGCGATAACTGCAACAGCTTTGTCAGATTGTGAGTCATTATAAATTAAAGCACCGTTTGCTGTAAAAGATGCAGAAGTATAACTTACATCAGCAAAATCACAAAATGCAGTTGTTCCAGAAGTTGTTGGTGTAACGCTTGTTAATGTTGCACCACCTGCAGTGTATGCAGATCCAGATGTATTTGAAATTTCGTTTGAAGTTGAATAAGCAGTTGTGCCCGCACCTAAAGATGCATCACTTGTATATAAAGCTATTTTAAAAGTATTACCGCTTGATGCAGTAAAATTATGCGTACCAACTAAAATTTCTTGTTTAAAACTTGTACAAATTGCCGATGTTATTGCCATAAATAATCTCCTACGGGTTTGCTGAGTTTACTGGTATACGAACAGCGCCATCAGTGTAGTCATCTCTTCGTCTTCTACCAACTTGCTCGTTAGCAAACTTCTGTACCTCTTGTTTATACTTATTTTCATATAGTGTCAACATATCTATCGGACCTTTTAAAAATCCATAAGCTTCAGATAAACAACAATATAAAAGCCCATTTGGAAAGTTTAAACTAATATAATTAGTAGTATTTCCTGACTCTAAGGTAGCTGCCATTTTATTAAAATGCACTCTAAATGAATAAGTTTGATCTGGAACTGGGGCTAAAAAAATACGTCCTGAAGTAGTGTCTGTGTTTCCCGTAGCTCCTCCATACATGGAGTAATATTTTGGTTGACCTCTTTTATCAGAAGCTGTTGAAGATACATACTCTTGAAGGTATGTAACATCTTTTTTTTCTAACCAAATATTAGGACCAGTTATAGCTGATGTAGAATCATATACTTGTATACCTCTTATAAACAACGCACCAGCCGGACAATTAATACTTTCTTGACCTACAACTAAATTACCAGATTGTTGAACTCTATCCGCATCAATAGGAACATCTCTCATAATTCTATATTGTGCATTAAGAATTATATTTTCTAAGATAGCTGTAGTTAAAACATTAGAATCTGTTTCTGTGTAATTTCTAATTTGTGTAACTAAATCTGTATAACTTATACCAGCCATTATTGTTCCTTATATTTATTTTTAATTTTTTGTTGTTTATCTGTTAACTCAACAACTTTCTCTTGTCTTGTCGGTTTAAATATATTTTTAATCCAATGTAAAATTTTTTTAATCATCCTTCAATAGTAATAGGCCCAACGGAACAACCGTAGCCTCCTCCTTTTACACCACCAATTGTAGCAGTATCTGAGTTAACTGTAAAGAAGAAGAAATTAGTTACCATATAATCAGTTGTATTTCTTCCTGGATTTCCACTTCCTGTATCACTAACATATTTACCTGTTGTAATAGCATAACCTGATCCTTGTCCAATTTGTGCTCCTGTAATTCCATCAAAGTTAGGAATAGTTGCATAAGCAAAAACAGGATTAGTTGATGTACCTGTTCCTGGTGAAATTGTTGGTGGCCCTCGAAATAAATATGTTGTTCCATTTGTTAAACCATGTCCAGGTGAAAATACATTTATAATCCCGGATCCTGCAGCATATGTTTCAAAACCATTTTCTGATATCATAACGGTTGTAACTGGTTCTGTTCTATCGCTTCTTACATTTCTTAATGCAACACCATCAGCTGAAAGAGGCTTTGGTTCTAATTGTGGTTGCTTTGGTTCAAATTCAGAAACATGTACAAATGCACCATTCCATTCTCTAACCATTTCTCTATATGGAAACTCCATACCAGATCGATCAGAAATTGCTTTTGCATGTTTTCCTGTTGCGTATTTTGCCATTATGTTCCTGGGTAATAAGCTTTTGGTGTAATGTATGTACTAGAAGCTGAACCATCTTCTGCAAGTGCTCTTTGTAATTCATCTTCGTAGTATAATTTCATTTGTTGAACTAATTGTGGTTGAAATTTTTGTGCAAGATAAAAAGCTAAACCTGCAACCATACAAGGTACAAATCTAAAAGGTACATCAGATGCATTTGTATAATCTCCTGCATCTTGAATTCTTTTTATATAATAGAAATGCATATCTTTAGATGCATTTGTAGAGTCTGGTGTTGGATAAATACTAATACTAACATGATCAATAAATCTTTGTACCCAATATTGATTAGGTGTTCCTTTAGATAACTTATTAGAAAAACCTGCATAAGAAGATCTATCTACTTTTGTCATTGGACTATCTGATTGAGTTGTTTGAGTTCTGTTGGATCTTAATTGTGCTTCAAGGACATCAGACATTCCGTAAACACCATTTGGATTTGATGTAGCACTTGTGCCATCATCACTTGATCTAAAAAATTTATATTCAGCTTGTCCTTCAATTAAATCAAGATCAAGTTCGTCTATTTCCCAATAGTGAATACCTCTATTACCCCACTCTTGAAATAATATATTAAGAGATCGTCTTGCAGATTTAAGTTGATAACCTGCAACGTTTTGTAATCCAATACGTTCAAATGCATCTTCTACTATTTCATCAATAGCAAAAGTTTTATCGAACGTTGTAGTGCCCGAGGTAGTATTAGCCATTTAATCTCCTAGCCAGTATATCCAAGTGTAACAGAACCTGTACCAGATATAGTTGCGTGAACTGATGTTTCAAATCTAATTCCATTACCAGGAACATAAATATCTAAACCTTCTGTTCCAAAGTGAGCTATA